ACCCAAAGAATCCACATACAGTGGGAAAAAGCGCATGGAATTTAGGTAATCACATATTAATTATCTGTTTTGTGATGGCGCTTGTATTTGTGGTTTATAATTCATACTAATGCCAATCTATACATTTTACAATAAGAAGACCAAAAAAGAGTTTGACGAAATGATGTCAATTGCTGAAATGGAAGAGTACAAGGATAAGAATCCACACATTGTACAGAGAATTACAGGCCTAAATATAGTAAGTGGTGTAGGTAGTATTAAACAAGACGGTGGATGGAAAGAGAACTTAAGCAGAATTGCTGAGGCCCACCCTAAAAGTGCCTTAGCTGACAGGTACAGTAGAAAAACTATAAAACAATCTAAAACTGAAGCTGTACTAGCAAAACATAGGAAAAGGAAGAAGTAATGGCAGACGATATACCAGATTTTATGAGAGGATTTGACCTTGATGATGATTGGGGTATGACGCCAGTATCATCAACACCAGAGGATAAACCAAGTGTTGACCCAAAGATAGTTGAAGACAGTAAATTAGAAATATCAAAAGTAAAAGGTGATGTTAAAGATATTAAAAGCATGATGAATGAGATTATGCAAATTGTTGCTGATAAAGATACAGTAACAAAAACAGAAACAGACGAGAGTACAAAGAAAAGATTTAAAGATATTGAAAAAATTGTACTTCCGTTTTTATACAATTTAAGTAAAAGTGACGAACCATATATACATTGGCCAAATAGAGGACCGATTATAAAAGGACAGATAGAGAAAATATTAAAACTTACAAGGGGATAATATGAACATAAAAGAACAACATAAAGAAATGAAAAGAGAAGTTGAAATATTAGAACAGAAACGTAACATAGATAGAGGTAGTGTTTCCTGGTCTTTATTAAAAGAGGCAAAGAAACTTAAATTACAAGCAAAGGAAAGATTAAATGAAACTAAGCAATAACTTCTCTTTAAAAGAGATGACAGCTTCACAGACAGCTGTTCGTAAAGGGATTAGTAATAACCCTAGCGAAGACCATATGAATGCTCTAAAAGAACTTTGTGTAAATGTTTTACAAAAAGTCCGAGATCATTATGGTAAAGTGGTAACTATATCAAGTGGGTACCGTAGTCCTGAGTTGTGTGAAGCCATAGGCTCAAGCAAAAATTCACAACATGCCAAAGGCCAGGCGGCCGATTTCGAGGTGTTTGGATTGAGCAACGCTGAGTTGGTAAAATGGATCAGTGAGAACTGTGATTTTGACCAGATGATATTGGAATTTCACAATTTAGATGAACCTAATTCCGGGTGGGTACACTGCTCGTATAGGTCAGATGGTGAAAACCGTAAGCAGATATTAAGAGCTTACAAGAGTGAAAGTAATAAGACTTGTTATGAGTCTTATGAACCTAGCTGAAAAGAAGATAGGGAAGAGTTAAGAAACGATCCCGAGAAGATAAAAGACCACATGACATTATACAGGTCTACCTAGGCTTGACTTTTATGTTAAATGATGATATATTGGAGATATTATGACTAGAAAATTTAATTTTGTTGATTTAGATAAATCAAAACTGCCTAAAACCAAAGGTAAAAGAATCGATGGTTTTAGATTTTATGATGTAGATGGTAAACATTATCCATCTGTAACCACTGTGCTTGGTATTCTTAAAAAAGAAGGCCTACAAAAGTGGCGAGATAGTATTGGTGAAAAGGTTGCTCAATGGGAAATGGGTAGAGCCTCTAGGAGAGGTAAAGCAACTCATACTTTAGTTGAACAATATATTAAGAATGAAACACCATCTATCCGTGACGTGTTACCACTAGGTTTATTTAAACTGTTAAAACCATATGTAGATCAAATTGACAACATACACTTGCTAGAGGCAATTATGTTTAGTCACAAACTAACAATTGCTGGTCAAGTAGATTGTGTTGCTGAGTACAATGGTAAACTATCTGTAATAGATTTTAAGACGGCCAACAAGGAGCGACAAGAAAGCTGGATTGACAATTACTTTATGCAATGTTCGGCCTATGCCATAATGTATGAAGAAACATTTGGTACCCCTATTGAACAAATAGTAATTATGTTAGCTAGTGAAGACGGTACATCACAAATATTTGTCAAAGAACGTAAAGACTATGAGCAAGAGCTTATAAAAGCGATTGATGGTTTTTATAAATATTACGAGAAACTAAACAAAGATAAGGTTGAGGTAAAATAGTCCCAACCTTACAAGAGGGACTATGAAATCAATCATAATCATATTATCACTGCTTTGGTCTACAATCAGTTATGCTGATATGGAAAAGTATGACTTTTTTGGTATGACAATGCCAATGATGTGTGGGTTACCAGTAGTAGTAGATAAGTATATAGAAGATAAAGGCTTTACTGCTATCAATGTAAGTTTTGGTAAAGAAGGCGCTAAAGAAGATGGCGAAATAGTATTCGCTATAACATACTACATAAACGACAAACACCAAACATTAGCAGTAGCAGAATCACCATCCGATCCATACAAGTGTATGATATTTCAAACATTTGATATGATAATGAATAAAAATTTATTAAAAGGTACTAACACTTAAAACATTGACAAATTAGGCCAATTGTGTTATATTGGTAATGTTATAACAGAGGTGGTGAAATCTAGCGGTAGTAGCCACCTCATATATAGAAAGTGAAAATGAATAGTAAAGAATTTAGTTTAAAAATAGAAAACATGGTCAAAGAAAAAAAGTGTTCATACATGGACGCTGTAATATTATATTGTGAAGAACTTGAAATTGACCCAGCAACAGCAAAACCATTAATATCAAAATCTCTAAAAGAGAAAATCAAATTAGAAGCTACAAATTTAAGAATGCTTAAATATCCAAAGTGTGGTCAATTGCCTATATAATTATGTATGGAGGATATGATGTATTTAAAGTATATTTGGGAGTTAAGTTACACTTCACAACCAAGACTTACGATTATGTCAGATACGAAGGAAAGGTTAACTGTAAACTTGAAACATTTACAAAAAGAAACGATAGATATTTCTTTCATAAGTTAAGTAAACAATATGGACAAAATGATATACTTGATTTCTTTGTTGCTAACTTTGCTTCAGATAGCAAGGGATGGATTGGTAATTTGTTACAAAGAGATGGTAAAGATGTTTATTTGGATTATAAGAAACGGAAAGAAGCCTTTGGTTACCATTTCAGAAACGATTGTGTATCTATCTGTAATGACTTTACTTCTCGTAATATTTCTTTTGATGATGGTTTCATATGCCATAGCGGACAACATCCTAGATTTTTACGATTACTTATTCAAAAAAAACTCTCGCTACAGACCGCTATCGTGTTTGACCACTTCTTATCGTTTAGCAAGAATTTTTCTAAAGAGATTACCGAGAAGGTTGTATGGCCTAAAATCTCATCTACGCTTACCAAGTTAAGACCTTTTATAAACTTTAATACTACAGAATGTAAATTGACAATGAAAGATGTATTTGTATGAACCGAGTATTTTGTATAGGTAATGGTGAAAGTAGAAAAAGTTTAGACTTAATACAATTAAAACCACATGGCAAAATATATGGTTGTAATGCCTTGTATAGAGATTTTACACCAGATGTATTGACGGCAGTTGACATGGGTATAATGCATGAAATCTATCATAGTGGATATGCTTATGAAAATCAATGTTACTTTAGAAACTGGTCAAAAGTACCTGCTGAACTATATGAAAATATAATGAGTGGAGGTGCCAATCCTGAAGACGTAGAGTTAGCAAGATCAGAGGGTGTATTTTATGAAAATGAGAGAACACCTGAAACAAATGAATTTGTACTACATGGCTCAAATGTGGCAGGTATGGTGACCATAATTAAAAAAGATAAATCTCATCAAAGAAAACACATACAACAGAAAACAATTAAAGTATCATGGTGTAAAGACAATGACAAGTCTAATTGTATAAATGATATACTACATGAAACAAAAGACCATGGCTGGGCATGTGGTCCTACATCAGCCTATATTGCTTGTACAAGAGAACAACCTGAAGAAGTATATTTGGTAGGCCACGATTTAAATAGCCATACTAATCTATTAAACAATATGTACAAAGGCACACCTAATTATGCTTTGGCAAAAAGTACACCAACACCTAGTGTCAATTGGGTGACACAATGGAAACAGACATTTTGGGACTTCAATGGTAAGAACAAAAACCAGAGAGTAAAGTTTATAAAGGTCAATCCAGACTTGAATACACCAAATGCTGTGAACTCTCCACCATTAGAGTGGGACGGTACTGTAACCAATCTGGAGTATATGAATATGGCAGACTTCCAAAAGAAATTTAAAATCAAATGAGCATTGACTTTTACAGCGTAGTGTGTTATATTAGACATATGTTTGATAGTTTAGTTTATAAAACTTTAGACGCTATAATAAGATGGTGTGAAAAGTACAAAAAATTTAGAAAGACAAGGTCTCTACCTAAAGAATGCTGGGACGAAGATACTAAAAAGGCAGGCTTAAAAAAGTGGGTAAAACAAAGAGAAAGTCTTATAAATAAACATGTCGATTAAACAGACAATACAAATACAATATACGAATACACATACAAGGAGAATAATATGGATTTCGAAACATTAAAAAGCTCGTCAAGCAATTTTGACAAGTTAACAAAAGCACTAGAGCAAAACCTTGCTCCAGAAGATCAATCAAATAAAAACAAATACCAAGACGATAGATTTTGGAAACCAGAGTTAGACAAAACTGGTAATGGCTATGCTGTTCTTAGATTTCTACCTGCTGTTGAGGGTGAAGACTTACCTTGGCAGAGAATATGGTCACATGCCTTCCAAGACAAAGGTGGCTGGTTTATTGAGAACTCTCTAACAACACTAGGTCAAAAAGATCCTGTGTCAGAGGAGAATAGTAGATTATGGAATACTGGTTTAGATAGTGATAAAGATATTGCTAGAAAGAGAAAAAGAAAATTATCTTACTAC